TAGTCATTGTGCCAAGCGTGAATACCCGATGATGTTCCCAACGTTAATGATGTTGTCCCCGCAGGTTTTACCGTAGTTGTTCTCGCAGATTTATTAATCCCAATTAATTTAGCAACTCTTTCATTTTCTTCTTTAACAATCTTAGCCGATTCTTTCATATTATAACCTAAAACAACCCCAGATCCAATTCCCGTCATAGAAACACCAATTAACGCGTCTTTCTCAGTTGTTCTTTTCCAAATGTCTCTTAAGTAATGAAAGTTAGTATAACCCGCCTGTAATGTTCCAATAAATGCTGCCGCTCTAACACGGTTATTTAAATCCTCTTGTGATTCAATATCAGAAACATTCACCTCACATAGATTGCAAAATTGATTTGGTCGGAGAGCAATTTCACAACACGGATTAGTTCCCCATTCTTTATCATTTGTGAAATAAATCCCAGGTTCTCCAGCCCCCGAAGCCTCAATACGTTTCCATAACCCCATAAAAAACTCTTGGGTTATTTTATGTCTTAACAATGTTGCCGAGTTGTTTGCTCTACCTCTTTGTGGGTTTGTTTCCCACCAATTACCCGTTTTACAAGAAATCATTTCTTGATCGTCAGCATTAAATAGTGATATCAGTGCCGCTCTTCTAATCCCTCCACTAAGGACTGCGTCAGCAATATGACAAATAATGTCATGAACCTCAATAGTTGTTAATTTATCACCATCCTCTTTTGACTCTAAAATTCCTTTTAATTTGTGTAAACAATCTTTAAGTGGTTGAGGACCAGGGGCTTTACCTCCAGACGTAATTAATCTGGATCCTTTCTGTCTAATATCGGAAAAATCAAAATCAGGCGTTGATAATTGTTCACCAAAATACGATTTGAATAGAACTTTAATTGCGTCTGACCACCCTTCAATAGAATCCCCAATTAAAAATCTTCTAAACCTGTTTGGGTTTGGTTTTCTAATCTCAGGTAATTTTTCTACGTGATGTTTCTGTACTGAATATCCAACACCCGTTCCACCTAATAACAAGAACATTGATTCAGAAAACGCCTCCAAAGAATCAATTGGCAAATACGCACAATTAAAAATTCTGTTAGGTGAGAGTTCAATTGGTTTTCCACCAAATTGCATTGACCTCATTGAGGGTAATACTTTTTTATCATACACATATTTGTACACCTCTTTAATCTCACTCTCAAGTGATGGGTATTTTTTAATGTGCATGTTAATGTTTCGGGTTACTAACTCTTCCCAAGTTTCACGTCTATTTAATTCAGGTACAAATTTTGCGTACTTCATATAGACAGTTAAGTCCGATAAAATCTTTTGTGATGCGTCCATAATTTTTCTTTTGTTTTATTTATTATTGTTTTTCTCTTTCTTTTCGTTTGTCAATCAAATCTTTGATTCGTTGTCGATTTCTTTCTTCTGTTTGTTCTTCAAGACCTAAAAATGTAACTGATGACTCTGTATCAATCTCTAACATACCATTATCAAATTTACAATTTTCAAATACAACACCATCATCCCCAATTCTTGATTTAGTTATCGCAATGGTCGCCAATTTCATTTCTTTTTGAGTTAATGACTTAGCAATTGAAATGATGACGTGACCAACTTGAGCTTTTTTAATTGAACCCCCCATTTGATCTGTGGTAACCACATCTGATGAGATCGAACTTCTATTTCCTTGTGTTGCCGTCCATCCCACTAAATCCATCTCATGACACATCGCCTCAAATGCTCTCATTACAGATCCTTCAGATTTCCATTCATCACCAAGATTTTTATTAGGTACCACACAATCAATATAATCAAGTAACACCATGTCAATCTTGATACCATCTGCCATCATTTTTCTAATTTGACCTTTGATTTGTAACATAGTTACAGTGTCTGACGGTAATTTTTTAAGTATTAACTTATTCGGCATAGAGTCTTTGATCTCTTTAACTTTAGCCATTACCTCTTCTTTCTTCACAGTTAACTCATCTGGATGTACTTTCGTCCATAATGTGATGTGTTTTCTCTGAATGATTTTAGGGTTATCCTCAAAAAATATTTGAAGAACATTATACCCTAAGTTAAATGCGTGGTTAGATATTTTAGTTAACATTGTTGATTTTCCAACCCCAGTTGGTGCTAATACAACTCCGATTTCACCTCTCGCCAACCCACCTTTTAAGAGACGATCAATACCTGGAATTCCCATTGGTATTGGATGTCTATAATCTTCGTTTAAAACCTCATCCAAGTTGTTGAAAACGTCTTCCATACCATCTTCTCTTTCCCCTACTTGTAAGGCCTCTCTAACCAAAGTTTCCAAAGTGTCATAGTTCTCAAACTCACCACCATCAATCACTTTTTGAGCCTTAGTAATCGCTTTCTGCAATTCTTGTTGTTTACAGAATTTCAACGCTTTTTCCTGAACAAATTCTTGTCCATCAGTCGGAGCGTCTTTAATTTTCGTTAGAGTATCTAATACAATTTTAGACGCTAACTCTTGTTGTAATTCTGATTTGGTAATCTGATCTAAAGTGTCAAACGTTGGAGTATGTTCATATTTCATATAATACTCCTTAACCATTTGGATAATTATTTTGAAATATTTATTCTCAAAATAATTACTCTCAATCACATCAATAATTGATCTTGAGAAGTCTTTATCGATTATGATTTGATTTAATAATTGTATCTGAAAAGTACTCCCTAGATAATCGAAATTTTTGTTTGATGACATATAATTTTAGTATTGTTTAAGATAAGTATTCAACCTTTGTCGGAATTCCAAGATACTCATATGTTAAATTTTTCTCCGAAAAAATGTCAGTCAATTCCGAAAGTATACTTTTTATGTGCGGACGTATATCCACGGTGTATCTTATCTTTGGCGGGAAGATTTTCGCATCCATCTGTCTATGACAAATTGTCATGTCCCCCTCCTTAATAAAAATGTTAAAATGTTCAGGCCCATCCGTATTTGAAGTTTCAATCATCATAGGATTCTGCTTAATTTCATAAGAATTATCCAATAAATAACTTATCGACTTCATCTTTAAAACACCCTCCAACGTTCCCTTCAAATCATAAAGATACTCATAAAATTCAAGTGAATTTTTAGCATCAGAATTATAATCCCTAACATTAAAAAATCTTTGGACAATAATATTGTCATTAACCATCATCAAAAATTCTAGTTTGGTCGTTTCTTGTTCTTTCATAATCATTGTTATTTTTGTTTAAATTTTTCTTTTTCTTTTCTTGTTAATTTTAAAAATGGGGTCAAGAAACTTACCCAATTATTATCCCCCTTAGGTAGATATTTAAAAAGACCATCTTCCATCATCATCTTAATAATGTTCCTATGTCCCCTACCATCAGGGTCTAAAGATTCTTTGTAATATAATTCAACGAGATCCCTACCTTCATCAGTAATAAGAGGGTTTGATAAATCAACCAATATTTTATTCGTTTCATAGAACTTTTCCCCGAAAATACCTTCTTTTGTTTTTCCACTTACCAGATTATTTAAGACAACACTCTTACTCTGTTCTTCTAATAATTTTTTACCTCTCAGTAAAATATCAGTGAAATTTATCTCCGAATCAAGTATTTCAGGAAATAATTTAATTAAAGTTTTTCCACCTAACAAACTAATACCATCAATATTGTCCGAAGTATCACCCGCAAGAATTTTAAAAGTTTTAACATTATAATGAGGTATTGAACAATCTTTAAACCCAATATTATCTCCGAATCTATAATGCGTTTTAGAATTAGGAGAATAGACACTCACAGATTTTGAAATAAGTTGAGTTAAGTCTTTATCACTCGAAAATATGGTTTTCTCCTCATCTAAAGATATTTGACAGTAATAAGCTATTAGATCATCCGCCTCTGAATTTTCAACCTCTAATTGTCGAATAAACATCTCCTCAAGATATTGTTTAACTCTAGATTTTTGTTTGTTAAATGAATCTGTCTTCACCTCACTATCAGGTGAAGATTTACGATTCGTCTTGTACTTGGGGTAAATTAATTTTCTTTGGGTTGAACTAGTATCACTATCCCAAAAAACCATAACTTTATTAAAATTAGTCTCTTCTAAAAACTTACGAATCGTATTAAGAAAATGCCAAATTCCACCAACATGATCAACTCCGTTATAAAAATCTTTTACCCCATTAATTCCTATCTTCAATAGGTTGTTCCCGTCAATAACTAACGTTTTGGTCATTTGTGTTTTTTAGATTCGTTACTATAAAATTTTGTTACTCTTTTTTAAATTGTCTTCAGCCCATAATGGTTGGAGATTTGTATAATGACACAACCGATAAAGGTCGTCTTCTGTTTTTGCCGATGATAAGGGAATAATATGATCAATATGCCACTCAACCCTATTATCCCAACCCATACCATCAATAAATTGACTTTCTAAATGTTCCTTTAAAAATTCTGGCGAACAACCAACAATATCAAAAGTATGTTTTGACCTATGTTTTAAATATCTATTAACCGAATTTCTCATATTAGATATAATCTTGAATAAGATATCCTCTTTTTTTCTTTGTTTTTGGTAATTATTGGAATATTTTTTATTATCATGAAACCATTTTAATTTTCTTTCTTTTTCCTTTTCGTAATTAATGATATAATATTCTTCAAAGTATTTTTTATAGTATTCTTGGTTTTCACCATTCCATTTAGTATTATATTCTTTAATTTTTTCCTTATTCTCTAATCTATACTTTTTAGATTCTATTTTTTGGCATTCTCGACAATAACTCCTAACACCACATTTAACTTTAGACATCTTATTAAAATCTGTCAATTTTTTTTCTTCTTCACATTTAGTACAAACTTTTGTCTCCATTTTTAATATACTCTTTTAATAGTTTATTAACAAGAGAAGATAAGTTTATAGATTTATCCTTAAAGTATTGTGGTAACTCGGGATCAATAGACACCGCCAATTTTACTTTCTTTTTTTCTTCTTCAACCTTTCTTCTCCCCATATTAATAAATATCACCAAATAACTAAAAAGTATAATTATTTATATTTTATTATTCGTCAATGTCGTCAGTAGATTCGTCTAAAGAATAATCAGAATATCCTAATTTTGTTGCCCAATAATCCGAGTACTCTTTTTTGTAGTTATCCAAAGCTTCTTTTGTATCAGCAATATATCCTTGTGGTACTGCGATTATTTTGACATCCTTATATCCTAAACCATTTACGTGATTTTTCAAAATAGATATCCTAGTTCTAATTGCGAACGACACCTT